TTAGTACTACAACCTTTAAGATTACCTTAAAGAAATAAAAACTTTGACCACCTCAAGAAATTATATATTTATTAACAAAATAGTGATTTGGGGAACTTGGGGTGGTTATTTTACTTTAAACCTTAAAAGTAACATATGAAAATACTAACATTCGCTTATGAACTTATAAAGTTCATAGTAATATCTATACCACTAGCATTAATTTTATTTATAACATTAACAATAATTAGTAAATTCAAGAATATATGATGGAAATTGCAGGATTAGAGAACTCAGTACCAGTGAGGATGATTTATATTGACGATAAAAGTGAAGTATTGTTTAAATCTTTAGCTCATGCAGCAAGGAATACAAGGATCACACAAGACGCAATAAAGAAGTCACTNNGCACAATAACAGAGAGGTAGTTTTCAGGATAGTTAAGGATAAATAGTATATTTGTCATGAGTATTGCAGACTCATTAAGAACTTATTGCCCTTGAGATGAACCCCTATCTGCAATGTAGGGGGAACTTGATAGGGCACTTTTATTTTATGGAAAGAGATTTTAAGGGAGTTTGGATTCCCAAAGAAGTATGGTTAGACGAAAACCTTACATGGATGGAAAAGCTATTGTTGGTAGAAATAGATAGCTTAGATAAAGAGAAAGGTTGCTTTGCCAGTAACAAGTATTTTGCCGAGTTTTTTAAGTTGAGTCCATCAAGGATTAGTGAGTTAGTAAGTCAGTTGGTTAGTAAGGGCTATGTAACTACCTTTCTTTTGTATGATGGTAAGCAAGTAAAACAAAGGATTTTAACACCAACAGTACCTATTCGGAAAAGAGAATTAGGTATTCGGAATGTCGAAGGGGGGTATTCGGAAAAGGCGGAGGATAATAATACAATACTTAATAATACAATTAATAATAAATCTATAAATATATCTTTCGATACATGGTGGGATTTATATGATAAGAAGGTTGGTAGTAAGACTAAACTAGAATCTAAATGGAATAAATTAACTGACGATCAAAGAACACAAGCAATTAAGCATACTAAAGAATACAAAATAGCACAACCTGATAAACAATATAGAAAGAATCCTGATACATACTTAAATAACGAATCATTCTATGATGAGATAATTAAGCCTAAAGAATTTAAAGACCAAGTACCTACTAACAGAATAACAACCAAAATAAAACTATAAACATGACACCACAACAAAAAGCTGGGCAACTATTTGATAAATATTTTAACCCATTAAGAAAATTAACAACTGATATTAACTATCAAACATATCTACTTAAAGAGCAATTATGTAAAGATCATGCTAAAGATTGTGCTCTAATAGCTATAGATGAAATATTAGAAGCTACCAAAAGATATGACTATACTTTAGGTCCTAATCCTAGCTATAATCAGTATTGGTTAAAAGTAAAATACCAATTAGAACAACTATGATAGCTATAAACCTACCAAAAGCATTAGATATTGAATCTAACATACTTGGTGCATTGCTTTTAGACAAAAGGACTATACCATTAGTCATTGGTCATCTAAAAACTGACATATTTTATGATCTAAAGCACCAAAAAATCTTTAACGCTATTAAGGAAATGTATGATGCAAACGTATCTATTGACCTTACTACCGTAGCTCAAAAACTCTCACAGGATGAGGACATATTACGAGAAGGTGGAGCTTATTACCTAGCTAAACTGACTGATAATATTATATCAACAGCTCACCTAAACACCCATATTGAGATTGTTATTGAGATGTATAAGAAGCGTGAAGCTTATAAGGTGCTGAAAATAGCTGAGAATGAGTGTCTAAATAACGATAGTCAAGCTATAGATTTACTTTCTGAGCTAAATAGTCAACTTATAAGTTTACAAGAGTATGGTAATATCTATGAAAAAAGCATAACTGACGTAGTTATGGCTATCAACTTTGCTAGAGATTTAGCAAGTAATGGCGAACTTTTAGGATTTAATACTGGCTTTGATGAACTAAATAAGACTATAGCAGGTTGGTGTAAACCTGACCTATGTATCATAGCTGCAAGACCAGGTGCAGGTAAGACTGCAATGATGCTTTCAAGTGTGTATCACTTAGCCATCATACATAAAGTCCCTACGGCTATTTTTAGCCTTGAAATGAGCTCCGAACAGCTTGTTGAAAGGTTAGAGTCAATAACTAGTCAAGTGCCCTTAAAACGCCTTAGAACGAATAATCTGAATGATTATGAAAGGAAGGTACTTTTACAGACAGATGACAAGATAATAACAGCACCCATCTATATAGAGGATACAGGAGGTATTAGTATCCAACAACTCAGAGCTAAGGCTACTATTCTAAAGCAGAAGTATGGTATTAAGGTAATATTCCTAGACTATCTTCAGCTTATGAGTGGACAAGGCAAAGCAAACCAAAACAGAGAGCAGGAGGTTAGTAACAT